TGGTCATGGCACCGAACTGCCCACGGACGAGGTCCATGTCCACGCTGTCGACGTAGCGCTTCGCCAACCGGGTGACCTCGGCGTCGTACTTCTTCTCGTAGTTCCGCGCCTGGTTCAGGTTGTCGTGCTTGCTGTAGATGTCGTGCAGCACCTTGTAGACGACGAGCTGGTGGAACTCGATGGGCAGCTCAGGCGTGTCCGTCGGCAGGCCGAGGCGCGTGGGCTTGCGGTAGTAGCGGCACTCCCACCGGCGGAACTGCCGCTCGTTCGCATCGTTCGATGTGTCCGGCACACCTGGCGAGTAGAGGTACACGAAGTCGCTGCCGATGGGCCGCGGGTACGGGCGGAAGCGGAGGTGCAGCCCGTCGAAGTCGATGTACCGCTTGTTGCCGGGGTTCACCTGCGTCAGGCTGACGATGTTGTAGAAGCTCACCGTGTCCGCCACGCGGACGGGGTCTTCGCTCGTGTTGAGGCCAGGGATACCCGGCACTGCAGCCGTCGAGCCGAGGGTCACCTCGCGCCACACCGGGAGCCCGGCGTTGCGGACGCCCGTCGTGCGGTTGAAGTTCTGGTTGAAGTAGACCCGCTTCCGAAGACCCTCGAACGGGTTCATCACCTGGTCCACGCCGTCGGTGTAGGCCGGGGCTGCCACAGCCACACCGTCCCACGTGCGGAACTTGACCTCGATGGCGTTCTGCTGGCCGGTCACCTGCGCGATGAAGGGCTCGCTGAGGGCGCCCACCTTCTTGCCGCCGTCCGTCTCGAAGGCCCAGCAGACTTCGAGGTATGTGCCGACCGGGATGGTGGCGCTGACCACGGTCGTCCCCGAAGCCCCGGTGACCTCAGCCGGTGGGACGTTCGAGGTGCCGTACGGGACGTAGGCCTCGGCGTAGAAGTTGGTGAAGTCCTCGCGCAGGTTGAGGTCTTCCTCGCGACGAGCGGTCATGCCGCGGACCGCACCGTACGGAGGGATCTTCCCGACCGCCGGCGTGTCCTTGTGCGTCAGCCCGAGCAGCTCGATGGCGTCGGCGGGCAGGTCGTAGAAGCGGTGCTTGATCTTCCACGTGTCATCGTCCACGTTCGTCGTGCCGCGGAAGGGCTCGCGAAGGCGGATCTCGGTGCCGCTGATGACGGCGTCGATGAGGTAGTCGCGGCCCTGGATGGCGATGACCTGACCTTCCCACTCGTAGGGGTAGGTCTCCATCGCGCGGATGGGGCCGCTGAAGGTGACGCGGCGACGGTTGTTCGTCACGCTCGCGTTGATGGTGGACGTGCCGTTCGGCTGGAGCGGGACGATGTCCGGCCAGATGTCCATGAAGATGGTCTTCTGCGCGAACTTCCAGCGCTTCTCCGTCCAGAGCGCGTTGTACGCATCGTTGATGAGGATGTCGAGCTGCTCGTTGTACACGGCAAGCTCAGGGCTGTAGTCCGTGATGGACTTGATCTTGTTCCGTACCTCGGTCAGATTCACAGCCTACCTCCAGATGCAGATGCGGGCGGCGCAGGAAGGGTATCCCACGCCGCCCGACTTGTGTGCGGCTACAGCAGTGTCAGAACTGCTTGTAGACCCAGACAGCCGCGAGGTTGCCCGCGGCCGCGGTGAGGCTCACGCCGCACGGGTTGGCGGTGTCCGCCGCAGCGTAGGCGTTGGCGCGACCCACCGCCGTGTTGTCCACGACGAGGGAGGTGCCGGCCGCCACGACCGCGTTGTCCACAGCCGCCGAAGCGACGTAGCCGCCGACGACAACCTTGACCGGCTGAGGCGAAGCCACCGTACCGGTCACGGTCTCGACGGCCACGCCCACGACGAGCGGGTTGCCGAGAGCGAACGTGCTCGGAGCCGCCGAGACAACCACGACCTTCGCCGCGCCCGTCTGCGTGGTGTCGAACGCGACCCACTGACCCGCCGTGATGGCGGTGACGGTGAGGAACGTCTCGGTCTGGCAACGGTCGCTGATGTCCCCGCCGAGGGTGGTGGTGCCACCGGCTGCGAGGTTCGCGGTCGTCTCCAGGTACTGAACCAGAGTGGACGTTGCCATGGTTAGTAGACCTCCCCGTTGTAGAGCAGAGCGCAGCTGGCGAGGTTGTCCGCGATGAGCTGACCCTTGAAGTAGATCTGGGCGGACCGAGCGGTCGTACCCGGAATGTACTCGAAGGGGCTCACGGCGAAGTCACCATCGCTGTGCTGGACGAGCTTGATGCCGTCGAAGTTGAGGAAGTACATCGTGCACTCGAGGTTCGCGCCCGTTGCCGCGTTGGTCGGCATGAACGTGTCCTGCACCACGGCCGCGCCACCGAAGGCGAGGCTCATGTTGCCGGCGTCGAGCTGCTTCTCGTCGATGTAGCGCTCCTGCTGGAAGAGCGCGCGACGGTAGTTCGCGTACCCAGCCTCAGAGGCGAGCACCAGCTTGATCTCACCCATCGGAGCGCGGGCGCTCGTCTCGGCGGAGAGCTGCTGCATGCCACGGATACCGTCGGTACCGAACAGCGCGTTGGCGTTGAAGACGCGGTTGAACAGACCGTCGCCATCGGGGACGATGGAGCGGGCGAGCCCGCCGACGAGGTTGGTCTGGCCGGCCGCCGTCGGAGCGCCCTGCTCCAGGAAGCCCGTGGTGGTGGCGACGCCGTTGAGCGTGCCGAACGTGGTCAGAACGGTGCTGTTGCCAGCAACGATCTGCTTGTTCAGCTCGCGACGGAGCATGCCCATCACGTTGCGCATGCGGGCCTCGACGATCTTGACGATCGCCTTCTCGCCCTGGTTCTCCAGCTCTTCCTTCTTCGTGATCACGATGGGCGCGACGAAGTCGCACCACTCGTAGATCGCGGGCTGCATGACGTCCTGCACCGCGAGGGAGACAGGCTCGTAGCCGGTGGCGAGCTGGGTGATGGTGGAGTGGTTGGACACAGCGAGGGGACGCTGGATCTTGATACCGCCGTCCTCGTACTCAACCCCGCCCAGCTTCTTGGCCATGTCGAGGAAGGGGACGCGCTTGAAAAGCTCGTCGACCTCGCCGTCACGGATGCTGAACAGAGTCGAGGAGAGGAGTTCGTTGCTGATGGGCATTGGAACCTCAGACCTTGACGTTGAACGAGATGGCCTTGCGGCCGGGGGTATGACGGGTCGGGTGGCCTTCCGGCTCCGCTCTCCCTGTTCCCCTCAGCGCGTATCGCTTCTTCTTGGCGGTGCGCTTCGGGCAGTCGGGTGAGTTGTACTGTGGGTAGTATACGCAGGCGTTGGCCCCCTGTCTACTTGGTGCCGTTCGCCTTGTGGTACTGGTACGCCTCCCACGCCGACTTGAACTTCGGCGGGGCTGCGTTGCGGACGGCGTTGCCGGTCGACGTCTTCATCAACGTGTCGCGCTGTGCCTGCTTCACGGCATCGGCCTGCTGGCGCGAAAGTTGACCCTTGACGATGAAGTACGCGTCTTCGAGCTTCAGCTCAGGGCGGTCCATCAGGAGCTTCGCCACCGGCATGCGGACCTCGTCAGAGGTCAGGTCGGGATGCTGGCTCTTGAAGCTGTTCAGAGCGACCTGCCGCTGCTGCGCGACGAGGTCCTGCTGGAGCGGCTCCAGCATCTTCTGCATCATCTGCGCGGCCTGCTTGTTGATGCGCTCCTGCAGTCCTTCGTCCGACCAGGCGTCGTGCTGCAGCGGGGCCTCGGCCTGTGCCTTGACCTGCTGCGCGAACTCGGACTTGGTCATCAGCTCGCGGTCGCGGGCGAGGGCTGCACGCTCCTGTTCGAGCTGGGCCTTCATGCCAGCCAGCTCCTGGGTCTTCTGCGTGTACGAAGCGCGCAGGTTTCCGACGAGCTTCCGGCCGTTCTCGGGCAGGTGCTCCAGGATCTTCTTGTAGTCAGGCAGGCCCTTGTGCCCGCCCTTCAGCTCAGGGTGCTCGTCGAGGGACGAGTCCAACAGATCGTCCAGGCTCATGTCCTCGACTTCGGGTTCCGGCTCGGGAGCCGGAGGGGCCGCGACGACAGGCTCGACGACGGTAGTGTCAGCAGGTGCCGGGGTCGGCGTGGCTGCGGTGCTCATGCGATCACATCCTTTCGGTGAACAGGGCGTTGGTCTTGTCTTCGGACATCATGTCCTCGGACTCGTCTTCCGGCTTCTCGCCGTACTCTCCTTCCTTCATCTCCTCGGCGCCGGCCTCGGCGACCTTGGTCTTCAGGAACCGCTTGAAGCCCGGAGCCTTGGCCGCCATGCCGAGCCGACCGCCGAGGCCCTGCAGGCCGGAATCGTCGGTGATGATGGTCAGGTCGATGCTCGCGTCCTCGGGCAAGACACCCTCAGCCACCGCGTCGCCGATGGCCTTCTGGAACATCGACAGCACGCGCATGAACGCGGGCGGCAGGGTGGTCTGCATCTCGCCGCCGAACTTCGGGTACGCGTCGGTGACGCCGAAGAGCGGGAGGAGGCGGTTGGTCGCGTCGACCAGGGCGTTGAGCGCCTTGCCACTGAAGCGACCCTTGGGGGCGGACGACGCGTAGACCTCATCCTCCATGTCCTCGGTTTCGCCTTCGCGCTTCATGGCCTCAGCGCGCATCTTCTCCAGGTCCATCTTCTCGTCGGGCGTCATGCGGACTCCTTGCTGGACTGCTCCAGCATCTTGTGTGCGGGGAACGTCTCGGTCATGGCGCGCACCTTGTCGCCGCCGAACTTGGTCAGGTTGTCCTTCCACGCCTTCGCCGTGGCCTCGCCCTCGGCGCGCTCGTCGCGTGCCTTGGCAACCATGCGCTCGTGGAAGACTTCGCCGCCGAGGTCCTTCTCGTTGATGAACCCGCGGCTGCGCATGATCTTCTCTTCCTCGCGCTTGTCCGAGACTCGCTGCCCGGCCGAGGCCGAGAAGAACCCGGTGTTGCTGAGGCCAGAGTTCCAGCCGCCGTTCCACAGCGTGGCCATCTTCGCCGGCATGCTGATCATGCGGACGCTCGGGGTGGAGCAAACCGGACAGGGCTTCGACGCGTCATCGAACTTGGCGAGCGCCTCCCACTTGCCGTGCTCCTCGCAGCGGTAGTCGTACAGCGGCATCACGCACCCCCGATGACTGCGGCCGTGGCGGCCTCAGGCGTAGGCGCAGCGGTGGGCGCAGCCATGGTGGCGGGCGCCTCCTGCGGGGCGGGCGGCTCGACCTCGTTGAACGTGGGCGGCAGGTCGAACAGGCGGACGACCTCCTCCCGCAGCGGGGTGGCCGGCACGCCGAGCTGAGCCAGGGGCGCGAGGAGCGACACGAGCTGCTGCTTCTTGACCATGTCCGTGACGGGAGTGGCCCCACCGTCCGTGGCGTAGAACGTCCAGTCCGCATCGAGGCGAGCCTCGGATACGACCTTGGCCCCTTCGGGCGTGGAGATGACGACCTTGTCCTTGTCGTCGATGAGCGGCAGGAGCATGCGCACGTAGAGCAGCGCGGCCGACTCGATGACCGCATCGCGGTCGCGGGCCATCTTGCCCAGCTCCGAGGCGGTGTACTGCATGAGCGCGGAGACCTCGGTCGCCGTCGCCTTGCTGGCCTCGCCGCGGGTGAAGCCCGCAGTCAGGCTGCCCTTCTGCAGGTCCTGCTCGACGTAGTTCAGGTACGCCGCGTGGTTGCTGCTGATGGGCGGGACCTCGACCGCACGGATGAGGCCGTCGAGCGTATCGCTGTCCGTGGGGATCATCGCGCCATCGACACCCGACGTGATCTTGGCCAGCACCTCCTCGTCGAAGGCGCCCTCCTTGTAGATGAACTGGCGGCTGTCGCGGCGCACCGCGTTCGCCCAGAACGTGCGGAGGATGTTCTTCTCGAAGCACTGGTCGTAGATGCGGGCCATCGCCGCGTACCCTTCCATCGGGCGGTCGGGGCGGCGCGCGAAGTAGAACGGCACGAGGTTGGACATCGGCCGGCCGTCGAACGTCATGACCGGGATGGCCGCCTTCTCCAGCAACTCGGCCCCGTTCTTGTAGTGGGTCGACCAGAACAGCAGCTCCTTGTTCACGAAGTCGTACATCTCGACGACCTCGATGTACAGGTACTCGTTCGGCAGGTCGGGGCTGTCACCGTACGAGCGGTAGCTCCGGTCGGTATTGCGCTCGAAGTCGGTGAAGTAGTCCTTCTGCGCACAGCCGGTGAACTTCTTGTTGCCGAACTTCTCCGTCGCCTCGTCCACACTGAGGTAGTACACGTGGCCGATGAAGCGGCTGTCCTCCCAGGCTGCGGCGTCGCGGTCCACGAGGACCTGCCACGGCGGGATGGCGCGCATGGCGATCTTGCCGGTGAGCGTGTTGCTCTCCCGCGGCGCCAGCTTCAGGAAGCTGTGCGTGTAGATGAGCGCCATGCGAGCGGCGTTCTCCATCTGCTGACGACAGGACTTCAGCCAGTTGTTCGCCAGCTCGCGGGTCAGGACGAGGTCGCCCTTGCCACTGATGTCAGGGCCCAGCTCCACGCCAGGGTACTTCGTGAACAGCGAGCCCATCATGGACTCGATGCTCGCGTACGCGTCGGCCGTCTCGACCCGGATGGACGTGTCGTCCGTGGTCATCGAGACGTCCTCGTAGAACTTCGTCATGTAGGCGTTGCGGTACCGGCGCATCTGCGGCCGCAGCTCGTCCCAGTAGTCGGTGTGCTGCTGGAGAGCTGCGCGGATGAACTGGATGCGGGTCTTCTCGGTGCGTGCCATGCGGCCTCACAGTATCACGAGGTTGCTCAGTATCTACGGAACTCTCGGCCTGCGCCTTGAGTACGCGCGGCCTGTACGCGGCGGTCGGTAATCCACTGCGGGAGGAAGGGCTTGTCCGACACGCGCACTGTGTCCAGACAGACGAGCGCGAGGGCCAGTCCGATGACCGTGTCACCGTGATGCAGACCGCCGGTCGGCGCGTACGGCCTGCCCTTCTCGTCCATCTTGAAGGAGCGCAACTCGCCGATGGTCCACGAGTCCAGCTGGGAGAACTGGTTGCGCGACAGTGCGTCACGCACGCCTTCGAGCATCCGCGGCTTGGACTCGGACGTCGTCGTCCAGTACTTGCCGTCGTTGTCCGTCCACTGCGGAACGCCCATGTGCCGCAGCTCGTTGCAGACCACGCCGCCCCAGGTGCCGTTCTGCTCGACGCAGACCTTTGCGTTGTTCCACTTGCGGCTGGCGTCGGCCACCACCTCAGCCCACTCGGTCGGCGACATGGCGTTCGAGCGACGGATGTCCACGACCTGACGGGTGAGGGCGGACAGCACGACGACGGTCGACCAGTCCCCGCCCGTACCTGCACCGACGTCGACACCGATGGCGTACTTGTCCCTCGGGTCCACGGCAGCGAGCGCGCCGCCCGAGGTCTCCAGGCGGATGGCCTCGATGTCCTCGAAGTAGCCGTCGTCGAGCCAGGCCCCAGCCACGGCGGCGTATGCCTGCTCGGGGGTCTCGGGGTATTCGCGCCGGAACTTCACGACGCCGAGCTTGCCGCGCTGGACCTCGGCCCAGTACTGCTGATCCGGTGTGTGCGGGCTGGACGGGTCAGCCTCCCATCCGTCAGGCGGGGTGACCGCGTACTCGGGCAGCCGGTACCACGGGAAGAACAGGCTGATGCCGTCGACTGTCCCGCTCTCGATGAGCTGGCGCTCGATGTAGACCGGGTCGCCGTGGTAGTTCGCGGTGCTCTCGATGATGAGCGGGCCGAGGCCGTTGAGGCTGGCGATGGCCGTAGCCTTCAGCTCCTCGTAGCCTTCGCTGAACGCAGCCTCGGAGATCCAGATGGCGGAGCAGGTCCACGACCGCAGACCGCCGTCGCCCTGGGCTGAGGCCGCCATGAGGATGGCGCCCGTGTCGGACAGCACCATCTCTGTCGTAGAGTCCACGGCCAGCGGCCGGCGCAGGAAGTTCGGCAGCCGGTCGAAGAACCCCTTCCACATCCCGAACAGGTGCTTCGCCGAAGCCAGCTTGTACGAGAGGACCGCGTACCGCTCAGGGTCGGGCGACGTGTACCAGCGCCAGAAGAGGTACGCCGCGACGATGGTGCTGAGGCCCATCTGCCGGGCCTTCAGGACGACAACGTCTTTGCCGGTTGACAACGCGTCGATGGTCTCAATCTGCACGGCGTTCGGCTTCAGCCGGACGAGCTTGCCGGACTTCGACACGATGGTGAGCCGGCTGATGAACTCAACCGGGTCCTCCATGATGCGGGCGATGTCAGCCTGACTGAGCGACATGCGCCTCCTCCAGGAGCCTGACCGCGTCACGGGCGTAGACGTACAGCGTCGCCTGGTTCACGCGCGCGATGATGACACCGCAGGTCGCCGGGTCGCGCAGGTCGAGCCGGTCGTGCGGGTGTTGACGGAACAAGAGGTCGGGTCCCCACGTCCGCCCCTGCGTGTCGCGCACACCTGGGCCGAAGCGGAAGCCGATGGCGGCCAGCCGCTCAGCGAGCGCGTTCGACTCGGCCTCGGTCACTCGGCCTTCTTGCGGAGCCAGTCCTTGACCTCAAGGATCTGACCGTCCTTGTTCTCGTCGGCAGGGGCGTCCTTCTTCAGCGAGACGACGATGCGCAGCAGTTCGCTGAGGGCTGTGCGCCCGAGCGGGGTGGCCCCCTTCTCGCTGATGTCCGTCACCGCCACGCCGAGAAGCTCCCACGCCACGTCATCCGCGGACCGCGCGACGATGGCTTCCTGCACCTTCTCCCACTTTTGGTTTTTCTCTGCAGCCTTCCGCTGCATCAGAGCGAGGATGGCATCAGGTGCGGTCGGTGCTTCGGTGTCAGCGTTCGCGAAGAGCGAGACGACGTGGTGCGGCTTGGCCATGACTGGGTGCCTCCTGTATGTAGTGTAGCACGAAACCCCGCCCTCCGCGAAGAGGACGGGGTCACGTTGTGCTATCCGTTCAGGGCTTGAAGGTCGTGGGCTTGGCCGTCGATACACCCTTGCGGACGTAGCCGCGAACCTGCGTTCCGTTCGGCAGGTAGTACTTCGCGTAGACGTGAGTCCCCACCTCGGTCACCAGCTTGCCGATGCGGCGCGCGTCCCCAGTCGTCGGCTTCTTCTTGTCCTCCGTGATGAACTCCCAGATGGAGGACGCGGTGAACTTGTCGTTGTTCGGGTTGTTGCAGTACATCGCCGTGGCCTGAAGCAGCGGGTCGTGCAGGCTGTAGCGGTCGGCGTCCGCAGCCCGCGCCGCCTCGTCCGTGCGGTCGAGCCAGTACTCCTCGCCCTGCGCGAAGGCGATGCACGCCTCGGCCCAGAGCTGGTCGCGCACGGTGAGGATGCCGCTCACGTCCACGATGGGCTGGCTCTCCACAACCCAGAAGCGGCGAGTGCCGGTCGGGTCGGTGAGGAACTGGTCGTCGTTCGTGGTCCCGCAGAACAGGACGCGGCGGGGGAACTCAGCGACGACCCGCATGTACGGCGGGCGGTACTTGTCGACCTGGCTGGAGAGGAACCCCTTCAGCGCGTTGGCGTCGGCGCGGGTGAAGTTCGACAGCTCGGCGATCTCGTACAGCCACACGCCGCGGAGGAAGTCGAAGCGGTCCTTGCTGTCCATCTCGAAGGGCGTGCAGGAGAAGTACTCGGTGCCGGCCAACGCCTTGAAGGCCGTCGACTTGCCCGCGTTCTGCGGCCCCTTCACGATGAGCATGGCGTCAGCCTTGCAGCCGGGGTCGAGAGCGCGAGCAACCGCGGCGATGAGCCACTTGCGCCCCATCTTCCGGTAGAGCGGGGTGTCCTCGACGCCCATGTAGGTCTGCAGCCAGGTGTCGATGCGGTTCACCCCGTCCCACGTCAGCGAGCGGAGGTACTCCTGCAGCGGGTTCCGCTTGTTGGAGTCCGCGGCGAGGGTCACAGCGTGGTGCACGTTCTCGACGCTGACCGCGATGTCGTACTGCTCGTTGAGGATGCAGACCACGCGGACCGCATCTGCGTCGGAGAACTGCCGGCTCGTCCGCACCTGACCGAGCGGGACGGGCGGGGAATACATGATGAACCCCGTCATCTCGTTGAGCCAGAAGTGGTTCTGCCAGGACGGGTCCATCCGCAGCACCACGGTGATGTTGGCGAGGATGCCCTTCGGCGCACCGAAGCGGGTGCGGATGCCGTTGGTCCAGGTGTCCGGCAGGCGGCTCATCGCCATGAACGTGGTGGGGTCGACGGGGTACGCCGGGTTCCGGCTGGTCGGCATGGTCGCCGCACGCGGAGTTGCCGCTCCTGCTGCGGGGGGCGGCGCGCCGGGGCCGGGCGGCGGGGGCGCCCCTCCACCGTTGCCCCCACCACCACCGGGCGGAGGAGAGGGAGGAGGCGGAGGCGTGGTCCCACCACCGTTGCCGGTGATGTTGCTGATGACTGCACTCATGAAGGCCTGTCCTGCTGCGAGGTTGTTGACGGGCGTGACGGGGTAGGCGGCATCGCGCCCCTGCTCCCCCTTGTTCATCCCGTAGATGACCGCGTTTTCAACCTCGCCCGGTTCCAGCCCGGAGTCGAGGCCGGACTGGGTCATCGTCTCCTCGATCTCCTCGTCGCTCAGGATGCCGCGACCGCCGTACAACTTCGAGATGTAGACGGTCTTCCGCACCAGCATGTCGTGGCGCGTGCCCTCCTCCGCCTTGCGCACGTCATCCGCGGCGAGAGCGAGGCAGCGAAGAGCGTGCTCACGGGACGCCTCCTGCGAAGCGTTGCCGCCAGCCGGAGTCTGCGCCTTGCGAGCAGCAGCCGCAGCACGCGCAGCCTCGGCACGCTCGGCGTTCTTCCTGTCCTTCTCGGTGACGATGTCGAGCAACCACGCCGGGGTCTCCGCGATGTGGTCGCCGGTGCAGTGCCACTCGTAGTCCTGCTTCGTCTCGGGGTGGACCGAGGGAGGAGCAGCGCACTGGCCGCGGTCAGCCCGCACGTCGATGTGCTTGCGGAGGCCAGCCGTCCCACTGATGGTCATTCCCTGCGGGATGACGAAGTAGTAGTGCGTCCCGCCACCCCCGGTGCGGACCACCCAGGTGGGCGGCAGCGGCCCGTGCTGGGCGAGCATCTCGTCGAGCGCTTCGTACCCGTTCTTCACGAGGGTCGTCCCTTCGGTGCGGACCGGACGACCATCGTCACCCCACGTCGGGGGAACACGAGCCGGCTCGGCACCTTCGGGGGCGTCGTCCGGGAGGACGTACTCCTCCTTCCAGTCGACATCCAGAACCCAGACGCGGGTCAGGTTGGGCTGGTCATCGTGGGCGTAGCGGCCCGTCACGATGCCCACGTTGTGGCTGTTCTTGAAGATGGCGTCGACCTGCGACTCGGTGCAGATGTGCCCGTCTTCCCACTTCTTGGCGTTGGGAATCTTGCCGTTGAGCGGCACCACGGCGAGGCCGAGGTCCTTGACGTAGAACTTGGCGGCCTGCTTGCAGGGCGCGGTTGACTGAGGTACTGTCGACATGTCGAACTCCTGAGCTGTGAGAGGCGGAGGAAGGGAGACGTTCTGGTCCGTGCTGCTGATGCCCCCGACAGGCTACCACCTGCCGGGGGTTTCGGCTTTCAGCGGTTCCGAGGAAGGGTAACGTGGGCGGTCTCGGCCCAGGTCGCATCCACGGTGTTGGGCTTGTCGAAGGGGAACGCGGCATCCAGCAGCACCGCAGCCTGGTTGACGGCCATCTCCTGCCGCTGCACCTGATGAACCGCATCGGCGACCACCGCGAGGACCAAGGCGCGGGTCTTCAGGTCGCGGATGTTCGAGCGGTTGCAGATGGACAGCGCGAGGCCGGCCACGCTGTCGCACGGGAAGCCGAGGCAGGCTCCGATGTAGGCGGTCACGTCGGAGATGGCGGGGGAGATGAAGGTGGTGATGATCATGGTTTAGAACTCCACGCCGTTGGCGTCTGCCCAGAGGCGGGCGGGGTTTACTCCGAGAGCGTTGCCGAGACGGACCATGATGTGGTCCCGAGGGATGGTGATGCCGTCCTCCCACCGCTGCACGTTCGAGGGCGAGACCCCGACCATGCAGGCGAGAGCCGTGCGGGTGAGGCCCTTCTCCTTGCGGCGGCCCATCACCTGCGTGCCGAAGTACTGGCGGTTGGCCTGCTCCTCCAGGGCGGCCTCCTCCTCCCGCCACACCCCGCCACCGGGGAACATGTGGTCGAGCCACGAGGCGAACTGGTCCACGGTGAGCGAGCCGTTGTTCACCTCAGAGACCTTGGAGAAGACGGCGAAGTAGTGGTCGTTGTCAGAAAAACCGCGAGCCACGAGAAGCGAGGCGGTGAACTTGGCGATGTTCTCCCAGACGCCGCGGTCCATGCCGAGCGCGTAGCGGATGGCCTCGGTGACCTCCTGGTCCGTGTGCCGGCGGAACGGGTTGAACTGGAAGGTGAACGTGCCGGTCGGGGTGTACGACATGGTCACTCCTTGATGCGCGTGTCGAGCACGTCGCTGATGAGCTTGAGGGAGCGGAGCACGGAGGCGGCGGCGTACGCCTCTCCGGCGGCGCGGTTGTTGCCCTGCTCTGCGAGGGCGTTCATCGCGTTGATGAGGTTCGTCTCGGTCGCGATGATGTACGCGAGGTGCGAGGCGATGGCGTCGAGGCGGTCAGAGTCGGAACGGTACATGCTGCGGTCTCCGGTCGAGGGGGTGGAGCGTCTGCTGTCCCCGACCTGCAACCACTGTACTCTGACCTCGCAGGACGTGCAAGTCCTTCGTGCAACTTTCTTTCGCGGGCCGCGCTGTATGCCCCGGCGGGCGCCGCGCGAGGCGGCGGCATCCGGCTTCTGTCTTGCCATCCGCCTCCGAAAAGCCCAGGTTGTTCCTCTACTAAGACACTAAGACTGATGAGACAGATCAAATCAAGAAGGAGTAGAAGGGGGGAGGTAGGTAGTATAGGGGCTATTTACCCCTATATGGAAAGTACCTGTCTCATCCGACTTGTCCGTCTTGTGACGGTTCAACGCCGAGAACCATCTGCCTTTCGTCGCAAGAAGCCAAGGCGCTCTCCGTCTTCGCGCTGCGCGCCCCACGCTGTGGCCCCGCACCACTACCCGTGCTACACTACGTGTAGGAGAGCCGAGATGCCGACCGCATGGGAACTCGTGGAGCAGGCCCGTCGACTGATGGAGGCCATCGCTGATGACGGCGGGGTTCTGACCGACGAGACCGAGGCAGTCCTGGCCGCCTGGGTGAACGCGAGCGAGGACAAGGTGGGCGCGTGCATCCATGCCGCCCGCCGGCTGGAGCAGGAGCAGTCGCTCCTCAAGGACGAAGAGGAACGGCTGGCCTCTCGCCGGCGCGCGCTCGCCGCGGCTGAGGAACGCGTCCGTGGGTACGCGACCTCCATGCTCATGGAGATGGAGACGATGGGCATGGAGCCCCGCCTCCGCGGTCAGTCGTACTCGGCCTGGCTGGCGGAGAGCGAGAGCCTGCACGTCCCTGACGACCAGCGGCTGTGGCCGGAGGACTACATCAGGGTCACGAAGTCTGTCGACAAGAAGGGTCTGACGGATGCCGCCCGTCGAGGAGTGGCGTTGCCCCTGGGCTTCGAGCTGGTGAAGAAGCGGTCTGTGCGCTTCCGCTGAAATCACACGCGGGCTTACAGATTCTACTTCACACTACCGGCAGGTATGTGTACTATGACTGCACGGCACCGAAGGAGGCCGTCAGCATGAAGACCAAGACCCCTCGTCCCAACCCCGTCCCTGCAGGCTTCAGCCTGTACCTGTCCGCCCAGAACATGGACAAGGCGTCCGTGCGTACCTTCGAGTACAACGTGCGCCGCGTCCTCAACACCGTGACCGACGTGACCGAGGACAACCTGACCGAGTTCCTGTACAGCCTCACCGCGAACGTGCGCTCGAACGTGCGGCTCGCGTGGCGCCTGTACTCCGAGTACCTGGCGACCGTCGGGCAGACCGTCCCGACGCCGGGCTACCGCGGCAAGGGCATCGCCATCAAGGCTGCCATGAAGGCCAGCAGCGGTGCGGGTCTCCGCCGTCACCACGCCAAGCTCCGCGCCGAGAAGGCGGAGAAGGCGCGCAAGGGCCGCATCCTCCTGGCGCTGACCGAGGGCACCACGCTCATCGGCGACGTCGAGGAGGACAGCCACCGCATCGTGCTCGCCCGCGCTGTCATCATGCAGCCGGACGGGGCGCTCGGTAAGCTGCCGGGCAAGGCCAGCATCCCCGCCGGGCGCGAGGCATACCGCGTCTCCGTGGCGATGGACTACCAGGTGCCCAAGTGAAGACCGACCTCGGCACGTTCCTGTTCCTGTCAGGCCTGCTGATGGGCATGGCGGTCTGCTACGCAGCCGTCCTGGCGGCCGCCGGATGACCAAGCCCCTGGACACGGAGGCTCTGCGGGCCTCGATCGCGCGGAACGCGGAGAAGCAGATCTTCGCTGCGCCTGTGCTGTTGGACCTCATCGCTGAAGTTGAGCGTCTGCGCGACGAGAACCGCATCCTCCGTGACCAGCTCCACAACCACAGAAGGAAGACTCGATGACCTGTCCCCGCTGCTCGAACAACACGACCTCGGTCAAAGCAAGCCGAGGCCCCGCAGCAGCGGGGACACATCTTCCCAAGGCTGTCCGGGAAGACATCGAGGAGAACATCGGCTTCGTCACGTCCCACTGGTACGCCCGCCACCGCTACTGCGAGTGCGGCAACGTCTGGTGGACGGTCGAGGCCGCCGTGTCCGACATCAACACCCTCGCCGCACAGGTGACCTAATGACCGACTCCACCGCCGACATCCGCGAGCTGCTCGACCGCGCGCTCTCGCGCATCGACATCCTCCTCGGCATCTACAACAGCAAGCTCGTGCCCGAGACCATCGAGCTGGACGACATCGAGGGGCCGCTCATGCGGCTGGAGCCGCGCGAGGTCTACGACTCCTGCATCTGCGGGGTCGACACCAACGCCGGCAAGCTCGTGTACGACGAGCGCATGGTGGTCCTCGCCACCATGCACCACAACGACTGGGATGAGGACACCGCCCTGGAGTACCTGAACTACAACACGTTCGTGTTGGCGGACCAGGAGGACGGCCCCATCTTCATGACTGCCGGCCGCGTCGTGAGCGCAGCTCCCAGTGAGGAAGGTCCCGGAAACTGACCCAGTCCCCGCCCCATGACAGGTCGTAGCCCATCTTCGCTTCCTCTGTCATGGCATCCCAGGCCCGCTTCACCTCCTTCGCAACGGAGTGGAAGCGGGCCTCATCATGCCAGTCGATCGGATACGGGGCGATGTCGACCGCGTGGCTGAGGTAGATGTTGTGCTTCGACTTCGGCCACTTGAGCTTCGAGTTCCCGGCGGCGAATGCGGCGTCCTGCTCCTCCTGGTCACGGTGCCCGCAGAGCACGGTGAAGTCCGCCCGCTCGATGGCGAGCGACATCACCCGCCGCAGCACGATGTGGCAGGAGTTCAGGTTCGTGATGCTGCGGGTCGAGAACTTCGGCATCAGTGCTTCTCCAGCAACTCCGCTGCCAGCAGCAGCAGCTCCTCGCCGAGGTCCCGCGCCTCTTCCTTCGTGATGCCGCCCTTGCCGTAGCGGACGAGCTTCGCGATGAGCCGCATGATGTTCGACCAGGGGATGTTGGCGACGACCTTCTCGTTCATGGCAGCTTGCTCCGGATGTGGTGGACGTCGACCTCGATCTTGTCGACGCGGGTTGTGAGGGTGGCGATGGTGTTCTCGAACGTCGTGCGGTCCGCTTCGTGCGCCGACACCGTTCGGTCCACGGCTGCGGCCAAGGACTCCATGCTCTTGGCCATGACGCCGAACTTCTCGTTCTGCCCCTCAAGGTACGCCTTGAGGATGGGCACTACGATCTTCGCCAGCCACACGAGGATGCCGACGCTGAGGGCGAGGGCCCCGAACGGGCCGGACACGAGGGTGATGAACTGTTCCATCAGGAAGCCTCCGGGACGATTGTGACGGCATACCCGATGAGGGGCTGGCCGTCTTGGAGAAGCGCACCGGTGATGAAGTCCCAGTTCCAAACGTGAGGAGTGCCCTGCACGGTGACGAACGGGATCTCCCAGGCCGGGTTGTAGTGCAGAACCCATACCACCGCGTCGGTGTCCGGGTCCATGATGGTGAAGAGCAGCGGCATCTCAGCCCTCACGAGTTCATGTAGCAGAACGCGCCGAGGGCCGCGCCGCTCGCCGTGTCGTCCGGGTAGAACGTGTACCCGATGGTCGCGCCCGTCGTGTCCTTGATGGTCGTCCGCGTCTTCAGCGTGTCGGCCAGGTACACCCCGCGCATCGAGGTGTTGCCCTGTCCGATGTACACGATGGGCGTCATGGACAGCGTGCCGTACGTCGACTCGTACCGGCCGTACGTTGCGGTGGCGATGACCGACACGGCGTTGCTGAGGTTGGGGTTGTAGTACGCCGGCGCGGTGAGGGACGTCGTGAACCATGACGTCAGCCACGAGTTCGTGGATGCGCTGCCGAACCAGTTCGTGTTCAGCGCCACGGAGCCCAAGGCGTAGCGCGCGTAGATCGCAGGAACACCGACCTCCGTGCCCGCTGCGTTGAACACGCGCGACGAGGCCGTGCCCTGGTAGAACACGTTGCCGAACGCCGTGACGGAGTGCGACGTCGGAGCCTGCCGGCTGACGATGTGCATGACGCCGTCCGCCGTGTAGAGCCACAGCGCGGTGCACGCCACCGGGATGGTCGTGAAGATCTGCAGACCGGTCGACGTGTTCGAGTACTTGTACTTGGTGCCCAGGTACACGTCCTGACCGGCCGTGGTCACCTCGATGTTGGCCGGCGTGAACGTGACCCACGACGAGCCGCCATCCGGGGCGAAGTACGCCATCACTGCCGTGGCGTTGTTCCACGGCGTGCCGTTCGCCGTGTTGTAGTACGCGGTCCGGTTGGTGGTCGACGCATTGATGCGCTCGACGAACAGGATGCGGTAGTCGGCGTAGAGCGACTGCGCGTTCGCCGGCTTGACCTCGACCCACTTGTAGCCGGTGGTCGTGGTGCCCGTAGCGTTCACCGTCCAGTCCGGGCACGCCGTCACCGACGCCTGGATGGCGTTGATGACGGAGAGCTGGGAGGTGGTCGGCGTGATGAGCTGCGCCGCAGTCATCGTCCAGGTGGTCGGGGTGTAGACAGGCATCAGGGATACCCTCCGCCCGTCAGGGTGACGGGCACCGGCTTCAACTTCTGAGGAAGCAGCGACACGGTGAGCGTGACGTCAGCGTACGACGGCGGGACGTAGATCCCACCGCCGACCAGAGTCACCGGGCCCATGTAGATGCGGACGAACCCCGGCTTCTGCAGCGCCGCGATCTCAGCTTCGAGGGTCGCCACTTCCGCGGTAAGCGAGGAGACCTGCGCTTGGGCCGCTGAAAGCTGGGACTGCAAAGCTGAGATCACCGCCGCGTCGGCCACTACCTGCGCCTGCGCTGTCGCGAGCTGCGAGGTCAGCGAGACCACCTGTGCCTGAGACGCCGTCAGCTGGCTCTGCAGACTGGTGACCTGCTGCTCCAAGGAGGTCAGCTCGCCGCTGGTCGAGGTAGTGGTTGAGTTCGACGAGCTGCTCTCCCGGATGAACTGCCCCGCCCTCGGGCGGACGTACGGCTTTCCCATTCATCACGCGTCCTCGGGCGGGACGGTCTCAACCCAGACGTGGGGCGGCTTGTACGTCCATCCCTCCGCGGCCGCCTGCTCCTGGAGGAACGGCGGGCACCCGGTGAAGTAGCCATTGGCGTCGGGGTTCCGCGCCATGTGCCAGTTGATGTAGGACTGCGTCGCGTCCGCCTCGAAGATGAGCCAGGTCTGCGTCATGCGAGCACCAGTACAGCAACGCACCCACGAGCGCCAGTCACGCCGGTGATGCCACCACCAAAGCCGATGCCGCCCGTCCCGCCGTTCGCCTGGAGCAGGCCGTACGCCGTGCTCTGGGTGACGAGAGCCACGGCTCCTCCACCCCCACCGCCGCCACCGCCGCCAGCCCCTGCAGTGCCGGTACCCGGTCCGCCCTGCCCGCCGTTGGCCGAGATGCGGCCGGCGTTGGACACGGTCTTCGCCGCAACCCACACGACGCCACCGCCCGTACCGCCACCGCCGCCGTTGGCAGACGCGTTGTTCGAGCCGCCACCGCCACCGCCTGCGCCGCCGTTGAACCGCTCGGTGCCGTTGGTGGTCATGATCTTGGCCGCGCCCCAGAACGCCTGGGACTGCCACTTCTGCCAGGGCGTGGGCTGCGATGCGGAGCCGCCGTTGCCGCCCGCGTTCGCGCCGCCCGCACCGCCAGCTCCGCCTGCCGGCACACCGCCGAGGTCATTGAGGCTGGAGTTGCCGCCCGACCCGGAGCCGATGTTGCCGATGCCGTTGGTCGCACCCGACCCGCCGCCGCCAAACCCACCGCCGAGGTAGTTCTTCGGCAGGACGCCAGCCGCCCCGGTCGGACCGGTGGCCGTGACGCCGTCATCGTTGATGGAGCCGCCGGCCTCGATGGTCAGCGTCCCACGCACGAAGATGCGGTACCCGGCGACCTTGAGCGTGCCGGTGCTGGTGATGGTCAGGTTGTTGTAGTGCTGCTCCCGCGTGGCCGTGGTCAGGTTCGTGATGGTCACGTTCCCGTCCGTGCCGTCGCCGAAGTACGCGAGGCCGAAGTCCGTGGACAGGCCTCCGCCGGACGACACCGTCTCGGCGAAGCAGTCGACGTTGTTCGAGGTGGTGGGCATGGCTCACTCCTCCCAGAAGAGTTCGATGCGCTTCACGTTGCACGTGCCCGCGTTCGTCTTCATGTGGCAGTACAAGTTCGAGTCGTCCGGGTGGGAGTAGTCGATGTCGATCTTGTACGTCACGCCGCCTTCTGCCGGCGTGGTGATGCCCGTGCTGAGCGTTGCGGTCGTGTCGCCGATGACCGGGTCGTTGCCGGCCAGGTCACGCGTCAGACGCATCGTGATGGCCGAGGCCCCCGCGATGGTGTCGACCTTGATCCAGAGCGCGGACAGGCGGGCCACCGCGCGCTTGTTGCCCACGACGCTGGGGCTGTCCTGCCAGAGCGGGATGATGTGACGCTGAGCCCCCGCGACGTACGCGTTGGTCAGGGCGATGGTGAGGCCAGTGTGCTGGCTGTTGTGGATGAACTTTCCGACTGCGGCCATCTTCTACTCCTTCGACCGATGGCGGTCTGATGCGGCTACTTGCCGCGCTTCTTCTTCGAGATCTCGACTGCGGCGAGCTGCTTCATCGCACCCGCCTTGGACTTGGCCTTCTTCGAGAGCGGACGCCCCGACGAGGACGTGGCCTTGTAGCCGCCCTTCACCTTCTTGATCACTTGCCGCCTGCCTTGGGGACGCCGGTGTACTGGCCGGGCAGCGTGGTGATCGTGCCCTTGCCCACCTTCTTCGGGGTGAAGTCGTAGGACTGGTTCTTGGGGGGCTTGGACTCGGGGCCCGCCACGTACTTGGGCGAGGAGCTGGACTTCTTCATGAGGACCTCCTGAGGGGTGAGTATATCAGAGCGTCTACTGTTCTGCGCCAGAACGAACCTCCGCACCAGACTGTGCGGCCTGCTCCGCCTTGCGCTGCTTCTCTCGCTCCTTCGCGGCAGCGGACTGGGTCCGAAGGACTGTCGACTCCTGCTGCTCTGGCGTGATGCCCTGAAGCATCGGGACACCCACAGCGCCTCCGAGCTGGTCACGCCCAGGCCGCTGGAGCGTCTCAGGCCCCGGCCCGAAGTACTGCACGTAGTAGTCCGCCGTGGAGCGGAGGCCCAGGAACGACGCGGCCTTCTCCATCAGCTTGTACTTGCGGTACCCCTCGGGCGTGAGCTGCCACTCCTTGTCGAGGTAGGTGATGCTCGTGTCCTTGGACGGGTTCATCGGCGTGATGTCCCCGAAGAACGCGGTCGCCGAGGTCATGCTGTCAGAGTCCCAGAAGATGGCGACGTGCCGCGGGTCCATGAGACGCAGGCGGTCGGCGCGCTTCATCGACTCAGCACGACGCTCGTCGGTCTGCTCCAGCAGGTACTTGATGCCGGGGTCCGCGAACTGCGCCATGCCCGTCTCGGTTCCTGCGATGATCTCGCCAGGGCTGCGGGCATACAGCAGCCCCATGATCTGCATGAACGAATCCTGGCTCGGCAGGGCCGGGAACATGCGGAGCATCTCGTTGCTGCCCACCTTCTCCTGGTCGAGCACCACACGGGCGAGCTGACGGTCGGTCATGTAGAACCGGCGCAGGTCGTAGTCCTCCCCGCCGTTCATTTCGTACATCATCTTCGAGACGTCACGCGCCACGGCAGCCTGACGCACGAAGCGCGTGGCGCCGGCCGCCGAGCCGAGAGACTTCGCCACCTGCTCCGCCGACACGCGGCTGAAGGTGTAGAAGATGAGGAAGCGGGACGCGAACTCACGCTCTGCGGGCAGGAGCGAGCCGTAGTCGAAGAGCGACTTCTTGGCGATTTCCTGCGCCACCGTGACGGGCTTGCCCTTCGACAGCGCCTCGATGAGCGAGGACATACGCCAGAAGTTGTCCGTGCTGTTTGCCCAGTCCGCCGGCAGACTGCCGATGTCGCGCAGCCCCTGCATCACCGGTGCAGGAATCTTGCGTCCGCTCGTAGTCTCCAGGCGCTGTGCCTCTGCGATGAGCGCGTCGAGGGATGCCTGACCGAACAGCACCTGCTGCTCCGTCTTGAACAGACCGGACCGCGCGCCGAGTTCCCGGACATCGCCGTAGGTGAAGATGCGGCCTGCACGGTCTCGCAGTGCGATGACGTCGTCCGCAGCTCCGACGAGACGACCGAGCGGCTTACCGCCCACGGCGGCCGAGGCCCCGAGACCCAAGCCCGCAACCATGCCGGGCAGGTCTCCGACTGCGCCGCCCGCGAGCCCGGCCAGACCACCCGCCAGTACGCGTGATGGCGTACGGAGAGCCTGCGCCTGCGCCATCCCTTCCATGGCCCGCGCTGCCTTCATCTGTGCGATGGCGAGCGGCGCATCCTGTAGGCCGAGGGTCGAGTGCAGGATGGCGGGCGCCGTCATGATGTTGACGCCGTGGTACGCCGGGCGCAGGTACAGGAACAGGTTGTACCGGACGTTGCCCATCTGCTGCAGTCCGCTCCACACCGCGGCGCCTGCGCGCTGGTAGGCGGTCTTCTTCATCTTGACCATCTCGCCGGCGACCGCCTGGAACACTTCAGACCGCACGTCTTCGCGTACGAAGTTCTCCAGTGCAGACTGCACTTGCGACCCGCGCACGAAGCGCGCCGTGCCGCGGATGTCAGCGCCAACCTCAGCGGCGTCGCTGAACGCCTGGATGTACTCCTCGATGCTGACCTCGTTGAGGCGCGCACGGGTCGTCGCCATGTCGGCGGCACCGTTCACGAGGGGCGAGATGTTGTCGAGGAAGTTGCCGGCGTCGTCGCTCTGCGCACGGATGCGCATGAGCACGTTCTCCGCCTCCGACACACCGACGCCCGCGCCGTACCGGAAGTCCGTGTACGACTGCAGGAGGTCGGCCCAGGTACGAGGGCCGGCCTTGTCGAGCCGCATCGAGGCGTAGATGAACTGGCGAACGATGTCCTCGCCCTCAGGCACCGTCAGGAACGCGGGGTTGTTGCGGTCCACGGCGAGGTAGTTGCGAAGCTCGTTATCCACCTGGCGCAGCGTGTTGCTGATCGGCGTGTAGTTCGAGAACAGGTTGCGCAGCTCGTCCTCGGTCACGCCCGCGAGGATGGTCGCGTCCTTGAGGTTCTCGACCTCGCGCACGTAGAGCGACGCACCAAGAACCTTGGGCAGGTCGGCCTCTGCCGCCACGCTCGCCTTCTCTGCACGCCACGCGGCCGAGGTCATCGCGCGGTCCTTCGTCAGAGTCTCGAGCCCCGCACGCAGGTCGCGCAGGACGTCGAGCACTGGCGCACCGCCCATCAGGGCTTCCTTCGCCGCAGCCGTCAGGCCCGCCCGCGCTTCACGGCCCGCCACGCTGAAGTACTTGTCCTTGTTCGCGCTGTAGACCGATACCTCGACGAACACGGACGAGAGCGTAGATGCCCGCGCCTCGACGCCGAAGAGCATGGAGTTGACCGCCTCGTCGATGAACTTTCCGGCTTCATCCGGCGAGACACCGCGAGCGATGGCGCTCATGATCTCCGAGTTCGACAGCTCGACATCCTCGGGCAGACCGAAGGCCGCACGCTTCGGGGACTTGGGGTCAGCGAGGTTGCGGGCCAGTGCCTTGATGTCGGCGTCGACCTGCTTGGACTTCGCGGCGAAGTCGTCGATGAGGCGCTTCTGAATGGGCGACACGTCGAGGAGTTCGCGCACAGCGTCCATATCGCTGCTGACCGCCTTGAGGTGCGTCGTCGCGCCGTCGAACACGGACCGCATCTGCGTCGGCGTGAACAGGCGGGCGCGCGCTGCAGTCTCCTGCGCAACGGCCTGCCGCTCCATGAACCCGCCACGCGCGGACGGGCTGCTGTACTTGACCGCCTCGACGTTGAGACCCTGGCCCCCGCGGAGGATGACGTCGTTGAGGTTGCCCTCGGCCAGAGCACGCAGGCCCGACACCGGCATCATCGGAGTCTCACGTGCGAGCAGCGCCGAGGACAGGACGTACTGGTCGTTGGGGATGTGGCCGGCGTTGAACAGGTAGTTCAGGTCCCGCTGCATGCGGCCTACATCGACGGGGTCTACCCGCACGGCCTGCAGAGGACGGTCAACGCGAACACCCTGCGCGCGAAGGGCAGCGTCAGGCAGCACCTGCTCGATGACCTGACGGCCGGCCTTCTCTGCCTCCAGCAGGCTGTCGGTGAACCCACGCAGCGCCACACCGATGCGGCTGTTCTGCGCGGCCTCAAGCGCGCGGGCTGCACCCTCGCTGGTGCCGATGAACCGCGGGCTGATGAGGACCATGTCCTTCAGGTTGCGGAACCCTCCGCTCGCCTTGGCCAGGGTGTCGTACGTCACGGTCGAGGCTGCGGCCTGGCGCAGCGCAGCGGCTGCCTCCGGCGACTGACCGAGGGCTGCACGGAACAGCCCGCCCGCGGCCATGCCGGGGTTCTGCGACATCACGCGGAACACGTCGTCGCTCCGACCGGCCGCGTTGGCCAGGATGGTACGGAGCTGACCCTCCGTCAGACCGGCCAACTCCTCGCCGCCACGAGCAGCCTTCACGAACGGGTCGGCGTCCTGCAGGAGCTTCTTCGAGCCGCTGAAGTAGTGACCCTTCGCCGGGATGTTGGCGACGTCATCGGTCAGCTCAGCCGCGAATCGCTCGGCCTCATCGCGTCCGGCCCGAGCAGCAGCGCGGAAGTCATCGGCCCACTTGCCCACACCGACAGCGGCGCGGTGCTCGTTGGCGACCTTGACGATCTCGTCGTAGGTCAGCGCCCGACCTGCAGCCTCCTCGGCTTCCTTGAGCGCCGCACGGAACCCGAGCACCTTGCCCGTCTCCTCGGCCGCGGCCAGACGCACACTGCCGGGAAGCACGTCGTTCAGCGCACCAGCGCCGAGGCTGCGCCACGTCCACGCGTCCCTGAACGCACCGCCCGCAGCGCGCAGGCCAGCAGTTGCTGGGCTCACGTCAGACAGCAGACCCGCCGCACGGACAGCGCGCGCGGCATTGAAGCCCTTCACGCCAGCCGTGGTGCTCGACACGACGCCGGCGAAGGGCGGGGCCAGGATGTCGATACCCAGACCGAGAGCCGCACCGACCGTCGGGTTCAGGCCCAGCTCCTTGTACAGGTCGCCGGTGAACTGCGCCCCGCCGCGGCCCTGGATGGCGGCCTCCTGCAGGTCGCCGATGAACCCCTCCGGCAGTTCCTTCAGGCGCGGGAAGTCCTCTGCCCGCTTGGCCCGCGCCGCGCTGACGGCGCTGAGTTCGGGCTTGACTGCGGTTCCCTCCACCGCGGCCGCGGCCTTCTCTGCAAGGCGCGCAGACCCGGCAGTCAGGGCCGTGCCGACGACGTTCAGCGGAGCCAGACCGACGCGCAGGGTGAACGCACCGAGGCCCTCGCGCGTGGCCCCTGTCGGGTAGACCGTTGCCCCGCCGTAGAGAAGCGGCTGCTTCGTGGCGTACTTCTCGGGGTTGGCGAGGATGTCACCGCGCTCCTTGGTGAGGAACCACGGAGTCTTGAGCGTCGACAACTCTTCAGGCAGACGAGCCCGAAGAGCGTCCTCGATCTCCTGCGGGGTCCGCTTGCGCGTCATCATGCGGGGCGTGCCGCCGGCTGCGACCTCGGCCTCGGTGATGTCCGCGGCGGGCTCGACGATGTCCTCGTCGGTCAGGCGCTTCCGCAACGTAGCCTCAGCGTCCTTCGCGCGCTGTGCCCTGCTCTCGGCGAAGACGGTCTGGTAGTAGGCCATCTGCGCGTCGCTGACGTTGGGCACGCTTCCGGGCGTCGTCTTGCGGCTGAAGATGAGGTTGGTCACCCCGCCGGTGTCCTTGCCCGGCTCCTGCGTCGTGACGCCCAGCCGGCCCTTGCCTTCCTTTTCGATGAGGGCGATGTCGTCGATTTCCGCCTTGGCGCGGGCGATGACCTCCTTCTCGCTGAGGTCAGGGTTGGACTCCGCGATGTTGCGGATGATGGCGCGGTAGCCCTGGTACGCAGCGGCGATGTACGCGGACTGATCCTCGGGCTTGTCCTTGACCGCCTCGGCGATGTCCTTGTCGCTGATGAGACGGTTCGCCAGCTCACCACGCGCACGCACCGCCCCGGTCGTGGCCTCCTCCTCCTGCACGATGGGGCCGACCATCGTACGCGGGCGGAAGATGTCGCCGATGCCGGGAGTGCCGGGCAGGTTCAGCGCACCGCGCGTGGCCTCGACCTCCAGGCCAGGGATGCCGAGCAGTCCGCCCTCACCCTGCCGCGTGGTCGGAACACCAGGAGCCGGCGCAACGTCCGAGGGGGCGAGCTGGTCTTCGATGGCAGCGATGTCCCGCTGCAACTGCATGTACGTCTCGAAGTCCGGCGCCGCGGCAAGGCGGGACTTCAGCCGCGCGAGATCCTTCTGCTTGGACTGCTCACCGCCGACGGTGAACAGGTCCTCACGCGCCGCCGTGAACTGCTTCTGAGGCAGAGCAGTAGGAGTCGCAGCAGTGGCAGTAGGCGGCAGCGTAGGAGCAGCAGGACTACGGGCAGGAGCAGGCGTGCTCGGCGCGCGCGGCTGAGGCTTCGGCTTCGGCGCAACTGCCTTTGGCGCAGCAGGAGCTGCCGGAGCAGCGACAGCCGGGAAGAGGTCAGGGTACTTCCGTCGAAGCTCGGCGAGTTCTGCCTCAGTCGGCTGTGCCATGGGTGCTCCTACTTGGTCAGGGCCTTCGCGGGGGTCGGCGGCTTGGTCAGTGCGTCGAGAGCATAGACCACCGCGAGCGCGGTCTCCATATCCTTGGTGTTGCCCATGTACTCGTCGATGACAGTGTTCTGACTGGCACCGATGGTCTTCTTGGCTTCGCGGTTGGCGCTGTAGACCTGGGCCGCGAACTGCCCCGGCTTGGTCTTCAGCACGCGCTCACGGAACTTCTCGTCCTCGACGAGGTTCTTGGTCAGCGCGACCAGGGACGAACCGGCCAACACCATCGCATCCGTCTCGGCCTGGATGTCCGCAGGGGACTTCGCAGCCAGCGGGCCGGGGCCCTTCGGCTCCATCTTCGGCGCGTACACCGGCTTCTTCGGGGCCGCAGCCGGGGGCGTCATCTCCGGAACCGGCCCCTCGGGCTTCACGCCGAGCAGTGCCAGCTCCGCAGCACGGTCGGTGTTGATGCGCGGCATGGGGACGGGCGCGGGCCGCTGCTCGGGCGGGGTCAACTGCGGCAACGTCCGACGCTCAGGAACCGGCGGAGGCGTCAGCGGCATGTACGGCACCGCCTCCATGAACGCCTTCATGCGCCCCGACTGCGCCCCGGTGATGTCGTCGTACCGGGAGAACATGCCCTCGACGAGGCCACGGTCAGCCTTGCGCTTTGCGAGTGCGGCCTCGATCTCTGCACGCTTCGCGGCTACCTCCCGCGCCTGAACAGCAGCCATCGCCTGCTTGCGGAGTGCGATGGTCTCAGCGTCCTCGACGTAGGGCTCGGGCGCGATGCGGGGCTCAGCGGGCTCGGGCGGGGGTGCCGCCTCGACCGGAGGAGCGGGCGCGGGAATCGTCGGAGCCGCCGCAGGAGCAGCGGAAGGAGCAACCGGCTCTGGAGGAGCAGCAGCAGCGGCGGCCCCGACGACAGGGGGTTCGGTCAGGAGCCCGGCATCATCCGTCACGCGGGCGACGATGGCTTCCTTCTCGGGAGTGCGACGGTCCTCGGCTTCCTGCTGCGCCAGGTACTCGCGGTACGACGCGCCAATCTGGGCCTGCATCTCAGGCGGCAGGTCGAGCAGCGTGCGCGTCAGGTTGCGCTGGGCGTAGGCCGGCACGTCCACAGTCGGCCCGAACCGCTGCGCGTACAGGCTGCGGCCACGGGTGAACGGGTCAAGCGAAGGAGGTGCCGGCAGTGCACCGGGCTGCGGGATGTTGAGCATCGCCGCGTCGATGGCAGCCAGCACGTCCGCGCGAGACGGCGCTTCGCCGACGGTTACCGGCTCTGCGACGTTGGCCTCGCCGAGCCCACCGCGCGGCTTGTAGAACCCGACCTCACGGTCGCTCGTGCTGACACGGGTTCCACCGCCACCTCCGCCGCCCGTAGGTACGCCCGAAGCGACGGCGTCCACGTCGGCGTAGTACTGGTCGATGTCCGCGGCCAGGGCCGGGTTGACCTCCAGCGCCTTGCTCTTCGCGTACGCGCGGGCGCTGCTGCGTGCCGTGGCCGCATCGACACCAGCCGCGACGAGCTTGCCTTCCTCTTCCTTGGCGAGACGCTCGGTCACCTGACCCACAGCCTTGCGGCGGTCGTTGGGATCCTCGGTGGTGAGCATGCCCTGCGGACCGGTCTCGCGGACGATGGCCTGCACCTGCGCCTCGGAGGACGGGGCGCTGCCCAACTGGCCCTTGATGGTGTCCAGCTTCTGCTGCGTGCCGGACGACGGGGACAGGTCGGGGAGCTTCGGAGCGCCCCCGCCCCCGCCACCGAACCCTCCGGTCGACGTGGTCGTGGTCGTCCCGCCAGCAGTGTACGAGCGCACCTCGGCGCGCGCGCGGTCCATCGCGTCCTGCCGGCCGGCGTACTTCTCGCCGAGGGTGTACTCCAGCTCCCGCAGCGCAGTGGCGTCGTCGATCTGCTTGTTCATTGTGCGGGCGCGCAGGTCTGCGAGCTTCGCGCGCTGACGCTCCGCCGACTTGATGCGCTCCTGGTACGCGGCGAGCTGCGCCTTGTACTCCAGCTTCTTGAGGTCAGCCTCTTCGCGTGCGTCCTTCTGGGCGCGCTCGAACTCCTCAAGGCGGCTCTTCGTGAACAGGCTGACGTAGTTCTCCGCGGCCGTCCGACGGTACGGAGCGCCTACGAAGATGCGACCAGATGCGAGCTTCTCGACAGCCATCTCAGCCTCCCATCGCCATGGCGAAGTACTGGGCGAGGTCAGGGTTCTGCTTCAGGAACGGGAAGATGCCCGCCACCTTGTCGGCCGGGATGCCGAGCGCCGTGGCCATCTTGTCCATCTCTGCCTGAGAGGGGGTGGCCATCGTCCCTGCCTTGTCCGACTGGATGAGTTCACCCTCGCCGGCACCGAGCGCCTCTTCGAGCATAGCCTCGCGAGCCTGCTTCCGGCGCAGTTCGTACTCGTCCTTTGTGGCGATGCGCTCCTCGATTTCGGCACGCTGCCGCGCCGCCTCTTCGATGTTGCGTGCCTCGATGTCCCGCTGCACGGTGGCCATCTGCTGAGCCCCGCCCTCGGCCAGCTGGGCCTGGCGGAGTGCGTCGAGGCCAGCGCCGGACATCATGCCCGCCGCACCCGAGGCGCGGATGTTCTGCTGCGCCTGCTGGAGCTGGCCCTGAATCTGACCCTGCTGCTTGGTGAACAGCGACTGCTGCTCCCGCTCGCTAAGGCCGAGGGTGCCCAGCTCCTGCCGACGACGCAGTTCAGCCAGACGGCGGGCGTTCTCACGCTCCGCCTCCGTGATGTCGAAGACGCTCTTGTTCGTCAGAGCCGAAGCCCCGTACGAGCCGAGGGCTCCACCCAGAGCAGAGCCGATGGCCGTGCCCACGCCCGGCGCGATGGCGGTACCGATGGCACCCCCGACCACACTGCCGACCGTTCCTCCTACTCCAGCCATGCTGCCCTCCTACCTGTAGAAGACCTCGAAGTTGACGTTGCGCGCCCCGACCCACATCTTGTCACAGCGGGGGTCTATCGCGACGGTCACGTTCACGACATCGCCCTTGGCCGCGGCGAAGCGGTACCGCTGACAGTACCAGCGGCGGGCGGCGAAGCCGTCCACACCGAGCGCACCGGAGTTGTCCACATCCGCGGCCACGTCGTCCTCAGTGTACGCCCGGCCATACGAGGCAAGGCGCGTATCGGTGGTGAGGATGCGGTCGTTCAGGCTGATGCGGACGTAGACGCCCGAAGCCTTCTTCTGCGGGGTCAGCTCGTAGTTCTCGTCGCCCTGCACGTGCAGGCCAATGGACATCACGATGAAGCCGTGGTCCTCCATGACGATGCGCTTGCCGCCCACGGGCACAGGCTGCAGCTTCGTGGCGTAGAGGTCATACGACTTGAAGTGCGACGTGAAGTAGTCGTAGTCGTAGATGTTCTCGTCCACGAACTCCGTGTACAGGTCGCCCGTCGTGAACAGGTGGTCGGGAACCACTGCGACGAACTCGCCGCGCACGAGGTCGGTCGTCGTCACGCTGTCCACAGGCACGTCACCCGCAGCGATGCCGCGGTTCAGGTACAGCCGGAGCGCCGAGGTGTTTCCCTGCAGGGCCGTGGCGTCGACCTGCGTGCCGGCAACGACGACGTTGGGCGGGGTGTAGGGCATCAGTACCTCCCGGTGAACACGGTGAACGTCCCGTACCGCAGGGTCACCAAGTCGAGCCAGGCCGTATCCCACAGCCGGCCGCGGACTTCAATCCAGTTGATGGTGACGTTCGCGTTCGTGTTGTTCACATAGCAGAGCGTGTGGTTGCACCGCTGCCCGATTCGCTGGTACTCGTCCATGCTGCCGACGCCGAGGGCCGCGGCCGGGGCGATGGGCCGGATGGTGGTCGAGTACGTCGATGTGCAGCCGAGCTGCTTCACCTGGAGCGAGCCGTCCTGAATCCAGAACGAGAACTGGTAGCAGTCCGTCGAGTTGGTGGTCGGAGCGTCCTGCGGGCCGACGGCGTTGTCGGTCGTGACGGACATGACGTTCACGTCGAAGTGTGCCCGCAGTACCTGCCCCGGCTCCAGGACGATGGGCGTGATGTACGTGATGCGGAAGGCGGCGCCGAGGACGATCTGCACCCACGTGTTGCTCGTGAGGTTGAAGGTCGCGGCGTCGTTCTCGATGAAGTCGAAGTCCCGGTTGAACGTGCGGGTCGCCGGGAACTCGTCGATGTGGGCGCGGCTGCACCACTCCGTGCGGGTGTTCTCGTCGGTCAGCGCCGCGGTTCCGGTCTGGATGGCCGCAAAGTCCGCGTTGACCTCGGAGGCCAGGATGGGATCGCCAGCGCCGTAGGTGTGGATGGGAATGGTGCTCATCGGTACTGGTTCCTCGCCCAGACGCCGCTGTCACCGAGCGTGAAGGGACGGATGTCCTCGGTCACGATGGTGAAGGTGGAGCCTGCCTTCTGGTTGGTGAACTGTAGCCGGAAGCGAAGGTCGATGACGCACTCCTGCGTGGCGACCGGCGTGCTGTACGGGATGACGAAGGTGAACCGCCCGCCGAGGAACTGCAGCCCGGTGCGCGCTACGCACACGTCGTTCACGAACACGCCGAACTCGGCGAAGTTCCGCACCCGTGGCGAGCCCACGCCGATGCCGTCGATGAGGCCCGTCAGGTACGACCCGCGCCACGTCGCGTCGATGAACGCCTCGCCGACGAGCATGCCTTCTTTGGCGTTGAACCGCAGCTCCGAGCCGGCGAAGTAGGTCTTGCCGCCGACCACGACGAGGCGCTTCTCTGCCAGGCGCATCCACCCGAGCTGCCAGTCCTCCTTCTGCCACGCCGTCGAGTACGTGACGGAGCCGGGGTCCGTGTCGATGAGGCAGGACGAGGACACGTGGTAGCTCTGGCTCTGCATGTACGTGTGCGTGATGAGGTCGTGAGCGAAGGCCGTGTTGTCGACCTCCGTCACCACCGTCGCGGGCACGACCTTCGAGCCGTTGACCGTGTCGAGAGGCATGTTGTTCTGGTCGAGCTGGCCGGACAACTCCGACGCGGCTGTGGACAACTCGCCGTTCCAGTCCTCGGCGTTCGCGAGGTTGCCGCCGATGAAGGCGCGCTGGGTGTACTGCCTGGGCATCAGCTCTTCGCCCCCGGTGCGCGGGTGTTGATGGTCTTGACCGAGCCGCCGATGAAGTTCATCTGGAAGCGGACGATCTGCATGTGGTTCGCGGACTGCACCTTGAACTGGAAGTGCGACACGAGGCCGGTGCGCACATCCCACCGCAGGCGGGTCACCCGCGGCTCCTCCCACTTCGAGGTGTCGTAGGTGGCCACGTTGCCTGCTCCAGCCACGGCCGGGGCGTAGGTCGCCTGCTCCTTCGCGGTGCCCTTGACCTCGCCGATCTGCGGCCAGACCGTGCCGGCGGACGTGAAGGTGTAGCCCCAGTCCTCAGCCCACAGCAGCTCGATGCCGTTGTCGCCCTCGGTCAGCACGTCCAGCTCCACGCTCAGGACGCGCTTCTTGATGCTGTCGTCGCCGAAGTCGTACCACGTCGACTGCCACACGCTGAGGCCCTGCGCCTTCGCTGCCGGCGTCAGGGTGTAGAGCCCCTGCTGCGAGACGATACCGACCGTGTCACCCCAGGCGGTGCGGCCCGACCAGACCTGCAAGCCGAGGCCTGGGTAGGCGTCGCTCGACGTCGGGGTGGCGCTGTTGTACTTCGGGCGCGTGCCCAGGATGAAGTACCCACTCTGGTCGGTGGCGATGGTCGTGAAGTCCCACTGGCGGTCGCTGTTCTCGTAGGTCCCGCCGCGGGTCGACCACTCCCCGTTCACGATGTTCAGGGCTGCTCCACGGCTGCACTCGGTCTGGCCGTCCACCGGGTAGATGCACCAGTACTCCTTCTCGCGGTCGGAGTATGCCGCGCACGCACGCTGGAGCGCGTTCTTGCTGAGGCGGCCCATCTCCTTCTCGATCTTGCCGGACAGGCTGTCGACCTGGATCTCAGCCCCGCCGCGCATGCCGCCCTTCACAATCCAGAAGCCGTCCTTGTTCAGGAAGACCACGCCGTAGCCGGGCACCAGTCGGATGCTGTTCGTCGCCGTGGTGCCGCAGTCCTTCTTCACCGTCGTGCAGGTGAACCCGTCGCCCGAGGCGTTGGTGAACACCGCGTCGATGGAGCGCTCGCGGAAGACGAGGAGCACGTCGTAGTACGGGTACAGGGCGGTGATGTGCCCGCCGTCCCGCACGCCAACGTCGAAGAAGTTGAACGCGGGGAACTGCTCGGGCAGACCCTGCACCGAGTAGATGAGGCGGGTCGGGGTGGCCTCTCCGCCGGCCAGCCAGAAGCAGCCGTTCCACGACGCGCCATACTTGTACGAGGTCGAGATGGTCACGCTGTCCGACACGGACGGGGCCTGCTGCGTGAGCTGGTTGTCCGGCGTCACATCGAGGTAGGCGGTCGTGTTGTTGTCGTCGATCTGCGCGACCAGGTAGAAGATGTCCCCGGCACCACTGATGCCGTCCCGCTTGTTCTTCGTGCGGTAGATGCGGCGCGCGACGGTGCCGTTCGGACCGGGGTCGAGGCCGACCAGCATGACGCCGTACTTCTTCTGGTTCGCCACGTCGATGGGGCGCGACCCGGTCGGGATGGTCCACGAGGTCGTGGACACAGTGGACATCGGGGACTCGCTGCCGGACGCGGTGATGTCCGTGCGGAAGTACGAGTACGAGTTGACCGACCCGCCGTCAGGATCGCCGAGGCCGAGGATGCTGCCGGCCGGGAACTGCACGGCGATGCCGGACAGGTTGTTGTCCGTCGGGCTGCCAGTCGGCGGGAACGCCGTGCCCTGGTTGTAGTCGGTCTGCACGTCGAGCGGTGTCAGGGCGGGCGGCCGCTGGTAGAACCCGAACTGGTACACGAGGCCGCGGCCCCACCACGCCAGCGCCTTGTCGTAGCCGTTGATGATGGCGGTCAGGCGCCCGTACGGGATGGCCTGCGTGCCGGGGTCATCGGCGCGCGGGAGGTTGCGGTCCTTGTCCAGCACCACCTTGTTGCCAAGCGCAGACGTGCCGGCGTTCCCGTACTCGTAGAACAGGATGCCGTTGCGCTCCTGCAGGTAGTACTCCTCGCCGCCCTGGTGCCGCTGGATGACGCTGAGGAAGCGGCACGGCTGGTACAGGTCGGTGACCTCCGACAGCGGGATGGACCACGGCGTCGGGTACGGGATGAGGGGCTCCCACCCGCGGTCGTTGCGCCAGCCTCCCGACGGCTCGTACCGGAAGTTCTCGACGACGGCCCCGGCGTTGGCGTCGGGGAAGTACCGCTGGTCGAGTCCGCCGGCGATGGTCTCGGGGAAGGTCTGGCTTTCCATTAGTTCAGCCTCCGCAGCGAGGTCGGGTCGAAGGGCGACCACGTCCTGGTCATGGCACCGAACTGCCCACGGACGAGGTCCATGTCCACGCTGTCGACGTAGCGCTTCGCCAACCGGGTGACCTCGGCGTCGTACTTCTTCTCGTAGTTCCGCGCCTGGTTCAGGTTGT